TCTTCATTTTCTGATTCAAATAAATTATAAGCTGTTCCACCAGCAATACCACCAGCAATACCTCTTTGAGGTATTCGCATTTCTTTTATTCTTTTTCTTCCTATGTTTTCAATGCCTTCGTTTCTTGTTGCTGTTCCACTGGTTTTTATTCCTTTTTTATTTAACGCTTTTCTTCCTTGATCCATTAATATTTTAGCTTTTCTAGCTTGATAAGCTGCTTTTCCTGCTTGCAAACCCCTAAATGCCCCCTGTCCTAATTTAAGAACTCCAGCAGCTACTCTTGCACCTGGTATAGGAGTGACCATTAAAGCTAAAGATGCAGCATTTATTCCTATCATTGCTTTTTGTGCAGGCGTTAATCCTTTAGAAGCTTCTACTATTTCTGCTCTTGTTTCTTCAGGTATTGATTCTACATCAATGGTTTCGCTGTCAGCAAGGCTTGGCGAACTTTCAACGCTATACGCATCTTGTATTCCACCCTCATAAGCAGTAGAACCTATTCCATAAAAACCAGTGCGACCACCATCAGCCATCATTTCCTCTTCTTCTTCAACAACTTCAGGAACAATTTCTCCCTCCATTAAGCCAAAACTTCTTCGTGCTGGCATTTGTTCTGACTCTTGGTTCATTGATGTAATTAACCCGCCCATCTCTTGATCGGTCATGCCAGAAGGATTAGCTCCCATTGTGTTTAGTAATATTGATCTAGGACTGTTTCCTCCAGTCATAAAGCCAGTGCGACCTCCATTGGCTGCCATTTGCATTGGAGACTCAGGCATGTCTTGAGGCATAGGTTGTTCAGCCATACCCTGTAAACCTTGAGGAGCCATAAACTCAGCAACTGTTTCTTCAGCAACTGTTGTTTGTGGTTCTGCTTGGGTTGCCTGTGCTTGGTAAGCTTTTTCTAATTGAGTTCTTCGTTGTATTTCGCTTAGAACTAAAAACTGTGGATAAGTAGAATTAGGGTCTTGTGTCATTTGTGCCAATTGATCTTTTGGCATATATTCTAATTCTTCTGCTATTTGTATTAGGTTAGCCATTAACCGCCACCTCCAAATCCTCTATAAAGACCAAGACCACTCAGACCCGCACCCAATGCAGTTTGGAATAATCCAGGTTGTTGTTGATATGTACTTTGTGTTTGTTGAGGCTGTATTGGAACACCTCTTAATAGATTGCTAAACCGACCCAATTGATTTTGAGTAAAGTCTTTTTGTCTCAAGAAGTCTTCATAGCCTATATCTCTACCCGCTTGTCTAATGGCTCTTTCTTGTCTGCCAATGTTTTCAAGCATTTGCATTCTAGATATAGCATCTTGTTGTATTCCCTGTCCTGTTTGCATCAAGCCTTGAGCCGAAGCTAAGTTATAACGATTGGATAAGTCATAAGCACTTTGGCTAAATTTCTCTTGAGCCTGTCTTGCAGCTTCATTCTGTTGATCTGCTGTTAAACCAAGTTTAGCTGCTTGTTGTCTGGCTTGTTCTCCAGCTTGATATGCTTGTATGCCCTGCGACCCTTGAGCTTGCATTGCTTGTTGTTGCGCACCGAAGGCAGATTGAGCAAATTTTTCTTGTGCTTGTCTAGCTGCTTCTTCTTGTTGTTGTGCATTCATGCCCATAGATGCTGCTTGTTGCCTAGCTTGTTCAGAGGCATTAAATGAAGCTTGAGCCATTTGCTCTTGTGATTGTAAAGCTTGTTGTTGTGCGCCAAACTGTTCCAGCCCAAATCTTGCAGCTCCCATTCCAGAAGCCCTTTCTCTTTCTAGTTGTTGTTGTGCTGATTCAAATGCTCTTTGTGAGCCTCTTGATTGTATATCGCCTAACTGTTGCCCTAAATTACGCTCTCTTTCTGCTTGCATAATGGCTTCTCGATAACCGCCAAGACCGCCAGCTTGCGTTGCTGCATCACCGCCTTGTTTTGCTGCAATATCAGAAGCTCTTCTTGCTTCTCTTTTTTCTATATCAATAACATTCTGTTGATAAGGTGACATAAACCTATCAATATTCTGTTCATAATTCATTGGGTTATATTGAGGACCTACTTGACCAGCCTGATATTGAGAAGCTCTATCTCTAGCTTGATAACCAGAATCAAAATCACCTGCTCGATAACCTGATTGCAAATCTCCAGCTTGATAGCCTTGACCCATTGCTGCTGCATCATAACCAGATTGTGTAGTACCTGCTTGATAGCCTGAGTCTAATGCGGTCTGTGAACCATATCTTTGTGAAGCATCTGTAAACTGTTGTGGTGTTCCAGACTGTGCAAAGCCACGAACCATTGCTTGAGATGTTAATTCATCTGGAGCAAAGTATTCTAAGCGCTGACCACCATAAGGAGTATAGCCTTGTAATGACTCGGCTTCTCCTCTTTGAAGCAGTCTCTTATAATAAGGCTCTACATATTCAGGTAAATTAGAAGTTTGTGTAGTAACTTCTTGTGGTGCAGGTGTACTACTGCCTCCGCCCTTGTATCTTCTCATTTTTCTTCCTCAAAATTATATTCAAAACAAACCGCAGTTTTGTCCCATTTTTTATCTTTTATCCAGTTCCAAAATCCAGAGCGACCAACACCTTCAATGCCATCACACTTATTGTCTTTCGCCCATTTTTCCAGCATTCCTAATCCGTCATCAAACCAATAAGACATATTTTTGCCAGCAACATGATCTAGATTTAGCATTTTTTTACCCGTTGGGTAGCTACTAATTTGTGTAACCGCACAACCTATTATCTTTAAGCTTCCTGTATCAAAACAAATCCATAAAGAGCATTCATTATTAAGGCATTGATAAAATATATCTTGAGTTGTTACCCTGCCTTTGGATCGCTTGCAAGATTTTCTCAAGTATTTTTCTACTTGCTCCCATATTATCATTAACTGGTCTGGCATAATTAAAGAAATATTATATTCTCCAGACGCAGCTTGTTTTGCTGCTAGTTGATTCATGCTGGCAAGAAACCTCCTTTATTAGCAAGTCTAGGAGCTTGCTCGGCTGTTCCTGTTTTAGCTTGCCTTACTCTATCCATCATATTGTAAAGCTCTTCTGATCCAGCTTGAGAGCTGCCATCACCCAACATAGAGACAACATCAGCAGGAATAATAAACTCATCTTGAGATACTGCTATTTTTTCTTTATCTCCAATTGTTCCATTAATATCGTCATCCATTCCGCCATTGCCAACTCCTTGAATCAAACCTTCTGTTTGTGCATCTGGAGCCAACTCTTGTAGAACAGCTTCTCTTAGTTGTAAGAATAATTCATTGCCATATTTTTCAACAAAAGCAGGAATAACTTCTTGGTTGTCAGAATTTCCCAAAATAAACTGAACAACTTCTGATGCTAGTGGGTCTTTCTGTACTATCTCAATAAGCATAGATTCTGAGTCAGTGCTTCCACCGACTGCTCTTCCACCTCTTCCGCCCCTCTTATTCCTTGTAGGTTTCTTTTTAGGCTCTGGTTTAGGAGGCGTAACCATTTCTTCTTCTATAGATATTTCATTACGCTTAGGTTTTCCTAAATCAATTACATTTCCGTCAGGCATAATTGCTTGCAAACCACCATCAAGAATAACAGTTCCATTTGGCATTTGAGTTCCCATTCTTGTTCCTTTTCCTCCTCTGCCACCAGTTCCAACAAGAACACGACCATCATCTCCTTGTGGAACTATTTTTGGAGGAGCTGTGTTTGGTGGAGCTATTCCAACAGGTAGCTCTGGTTGCATGTTAGGCTTGGGAACCATACTCATAGGCAATTCACCAGAAAGAATTTTTTCTTTAAGTTCTGTATTTGTTAATGGTGGTTTTTCTAACTCAAGTCTTCTCATGTCTTCTTGTTTACTTCTGTTCATATCTTCGAGTGTTGGGAAACCTTTGTCAGGCATTGGTGTTTCCATGTCAGGCATTGGCATTGGAAGCATCGGGCTTTCTGGTTGCATAGATGGAGAAGTTATCATTTCTGGTGGTGTCGCTAAAACTGGAGGAGCTGCTGGCGCTGGTTGCCCTACTGGATCAAATGTAGGCATATCTAAATTTAGATCAACAGGCATTGGCATATCAGGCATTGGCATTTCTGGTCCTTGTGGAACAGTAGGAGTCATAATATTAGGATCAAAATTAACTGGTAAATTAGGCTGGTCTTTATAGAAATCTAAGCCATAATCATCTTTAATAGCATTGTCAAATGTAGGCATATCTATATTGGGCATATCTATACTCGGAGGATTAAAACCAACATTGGGGTTTGTTGGATCAAATGTCGGTTGTTCTGCCCAGCCTGGATCAATCCCTAAAAAGTCCTCTGGTATTTCATCAATAGGAAAGTCGGGCATACCTATAGGTGGCGTACCTAAATGAGGCTCTCCAACGGGATTTTCAATATTAGGATCAGGCATATCTATATTAGGCATTGTTGGATTATTCGGATCAAAATTAAACGGATAATCAATACCATAGTCATCCCAATTAATACTAGGCAGGTCTATATCGCCAAGAATATCATCCCAATTAATGGGAAAGTCAGGGGGGAATATAGGTGGAGTAGTAGGTGGAGTAGTGGGTGGAGTAACTGGCGGAGTAACTGGTGGTGGCGTGTCTACTGGAACATCTGGAATAGGGGCAACCTCTGGTTGAACAAACTCTAATCCAGCAGGCGCTGAACCAGTAAACTCCTCATAAGGATTAATAGTTGTTGTTGGTGCTATGGTTGCTTGTACGCCACCAAAACCGCCTTTGCTTCCTTCGTAAGTATCTTCAAGGACTGGCGCTCCACCTGTTGTTGTTGCTGTTGCTGGTTGATTCAATGTGTTTGGTTGAAAATACATTGTTTCTGGAGCAAACCCAGCTAAAAAGTCTGGATTAACTGCATAAGTTTGTCTGGCTGGTGTAAACCTTTGTTGGTCTCCTGAAAAATTATTAAAATTAGGCATACCCATTGGTCCACCATTGCTATAACCAGTTCTTCCACCGCCAGCCATCATTGATAATGCTGCAATATCTGCTTGAACCGATGGGTCCATATTTGTTGAACCACCGCCAGCGCTATATAATATAGGCTCAGGTGTGTTTAACCAGTTTTGTCGTCTGCTTTCTTCCTCTTCTTCTTGCATTCGCTGCATTTGTGCTGCATATGCTTCTTCGGATTCCATCATTGCAGTTGGAGCCATTCCGCCATACATTGCTGTCATTGCTAATGGGTCAGTAAGACCAGTTGCTAAATGACCTAAGCCTTCTTTAGCTCCGCCTGAAAAAATATTTTGCAATTGATTTGATGATGATGAAATATCTGGAAGAGAAGTCGTCAAAGGGTTAGCTCCAGCCATTGTAGTTTCTGCTATCTCACCTGCTCCTGCTCCTGCTGCTGCTTCTGCTCCTTGCAATGCAGAGCCGACACCATAACCTGTTACCCCAGCTAACAATCCTTTCTTAAAGTCACCTGTTGCTGCCCATTGAGCCAATCCTGATCCTAGTGCTGAACCCGCCAAACCTGTTAAAGCTCCAGTTGCGCCCATAGCTCCAAACAAGGTTGGTCCAAACACAGAACCTAATAGTGGTGCTAAGAAAGGAAGAAAAGCTTCAGGCTGTCCTGTATCTGGATTTACTGTTAAAGGCATAACTTGTGATAACCCATGCACTTCTGCTGGATTAACGTGCATTAGCATTGAGTCTCCATAACGACCCTGTGCTGCTACATTTTGTGTCTGTTGTTTTATGTCCATTAATCCGCCTCCTGCGTATTGTCCTGCTAATTGCATAAGTTCATCTCTATATTTTTCTTGTAAATAATCAGGCAAAAATTCAATAGCATAATCAGGATTCCTTACATATGCGTCTGGATTTTCTCTCATTCTAGCTGCTCTTTTTTGCAAGCTTTTTAATTGATTTCTACCCAGCTTAGAAGCAACATTAAATGCTGGTTTTTGTGGAGGCATAGGTCTTTTTTCTGCACTCACTGTAATTTCTTCTAATGATGGCATTCTTGGTTGGGCGCTTACTGTAATCTCTTCAATTGAAGGCATTGTTGTATCTGGCATATTTTTGTTTCCAAATACAACATCAGACCTTGTATTAGAAACTGGTACATCTTCAACAATTCCACGAATAGGTTCTGCTGATATTTCACCAATTAATTCGTTTTCTCTGTTTCTTATGGTTTCAGTCAATTGTGCAAAATTCATTTTATCTTCTTCAGTAGGAAGATAAATTCCTTTAATATTTCTAAGTTGCTTATTTAAATCACTTAATACTTTATCTTGTCTCAACATTTTATTTTGTTGCATTCTTTGTTGCATTCGTGAAAATATGCCTCTTAATCCAGAAAAAGAGCGATTTGTTTTTTCTTTTTTTATTTCATTCTTTTCTGCCACTATCTTTCCTCTTTGGTTTCGCAGCCAAATATATTAAAACTCATATCAACTGCGCTTGTATAGACCTTAACTACGTCTGTTTGATTTAGTGTTATTCCCAAAACTATTGCAAAAGAATCATTTGCTGCAACAGATTTGTCGTAATATAAATATTGTTTATCATCAGCTCCTGCGCCAGCTACATGAACACTTAACCTAAATGTGATTGCTGAACCTGTTCTATTTGCTGCCACAATAGAGCTAACAGTTGTCTGTGTCATATCAGGCACAGTATATAAAGTTGTTGTTGTTGTTGCTGATGGGTCTACTTGACCTAACACTTTTAAATCATCAGCCATGTTTCATTCCCATTAATAAAAATTGATGCCGTTTAGATGCTTTACTTGTTACTGTTGATTGCATCCTTTGTATGGTTGTTATTTTAACATTCAAAGATTCTATTGCTTGCTCAATTGTTCTTCTTGTTAATGCTTCATTATTAGAATCATATTCGCTATTTGCTAGAGGCAATGCTATTGTTTTAATATCAACCATTATCTTCTACCATCTGGTCTAATTTGCAGCCTAAGATCACCTAAGCGCCAACCATAATCACTAGAAGAGTTAGATATCTTTAAAGCTGCTTGCCTGCTTCTAGCTCTAGTATTTTCAAATGTAGAGTTAGGGGTTACATTAATTGTTTGTAATGTTGATAATTCTTGCAAAGGATAGTCTCTACCTTTAATCGTAAAGGTTACAGTATCGCTTGTGGTTTGTTGATCTCTAAACTCTACATCAGGTATTAACTTAGATATAAATGTAAAGCTTTCGCCATCAGGCTCTAAATCAAAATCACTGGATTCTATGTAAGCAGTAAATGAATCGCTTCCATCTCCATGACCGATTTCATGGCTGTATATATAATTAGTATTAGAGCTGCTATCATTCTTACTTGCTGCAATAGGATATTCATATATTGTTGCTTCATCCCAAGCCGTTCTTACAAAATTATCTGTTGTTGTTCCTATAGACCATGTTTGCTCTAAATAGTTATATATAACATATTTATCTATTTCAGTGCTTGTGCCAGAAGGATAAAACCACATGACTTCATTTACGCTATCATTTGAAGCTGCAAAAACTTTATATGCTTGATCTTGATTTAAGTCAGATAAAACATAATCTAAAACAGTACATGGAACCCTTTCGGTTGAACCAGAATAGACATAAAATCCATTACGATCCATAAAATAAACTCTATTATTAGATGTTGCTGCTGCATTAGGTGAAATTATGCTTGGTCCTTCAGCCACCTCTGTAAAGGAAAATATAAAGGGTTCGCCTACAAAGCGCATAGAAACAATTCCAGCATCTGTCCAAATCAGTATTTCTTGCCTTGTTCTCAAAGCAGCAATAATTGTTGAGCCTTGAGATAACTGTACTCCGCCTGCTTGGTTTGTTGCTGTTGGAGTCCAATCAACCGCACTTTCTCTATCTGAAAATCTAACCAATAATGGATCAATATCAGAAGAACCAATTGCATTTACTCCAAAAGCTATCACATGTTTGTCTACATCTGATGTCATAACTTGTAAACATTTTGTAGGAACGTCACTAGCACCTGACTCTGCTGTTAAATTAACAGCTCTTGTTGTTAGCCCATCTGATTTATCCCAAAAATAAATGCCTCCTGCTCTAGGATTGACTATTGCATCATCTCCAAAGTTATCAATCGACCACAATCTTAATTGGTTAGTAAAACCTAAATTACCAGAAGAACCAAAAGTTCCATCTCCCCATCCATTTAAGCCCCAACCAGTGCCACGAACATAAACATCTAAACCAGAATTTAATTGATAAGCGCCAACAACACTACTTCCACCATTACCACTGTCACTAGCATTAGCAGTAGCGGTTGCTGTAAAAGTATATGTATTTGTGCTTGCAACAGAATCAATTTGATATTCTTGATTTAAAACATCTGCTGTTATGTTTCCACCTAAAGTAGCAGCGCCTGAAAAGGTTACAAAGTCTCCTTCTACAGCTCCATGACTGGTATCTGTTGCAGTAATTGTTGTAGAACCATCAGTTGCTGCAAAAGTAACATCACCAGCAGAAGTGGTTGCTCTTATTGGGGTTATATCGTAATAAACATCTCCACTTAAATTATAAAGCTTTTGATGAGTTCCCAATATAACAAAGGTATCTCCATCAGTAGCTTTATAGGGATATATTTTTCTGCATGTTCCAATAAATGTATCATTAGAATATTTCTGCCAACCGCCTATTCTTTCGGGTCTGCCCTTTCTAAATCTAACTTTATCTGCATCAAACCAACCGCCCTCATTGCTATAATTAGTGCCTTCTTTGTTGATCCCTGCTCTAAAAACATATTTTCTTAATGGCATATTATTTCTCTACCTTTTAACTAAACTACCACCGAAATACATTCCAATAATAGCTGATACTAAATTTGTGTCTAACTGTGTAATGACAAGTCCTTGAAATGTAATCCATTCAAAAACCTCTCGCCCCTCTCTAAAAAACCAGAATCCTGGGTTCCAATTGGTATATCCAACTGTTACATCAACCATTGGATAAAATACCGCTACCAGTTTAGGCAATAAAACAATTGCAAAAATAGCCGTTAATGCAATAATTCTTCTAGTCCAAGCAAAACCCTTGTCTTTCACATCTCTAGCAGCCTTTATAGCTTTCATCTCAAACTCACCTCTCGTTATGAGAAGTTTCTGCTGTTCTTCTTTTGCTTTTCTACTTTGCGACCAAATGCTTAATAAACTACTCAACAAGGTTGAGCCAAGCATGGTTATAATTTCAAAAGGGAAGCCCATTATAAAATCTTCGTATATACCCTCAAAGGCTCTTTTTTGCCTTTTACAGATATTTCATTAACAAACTTAAAGTCATTGTGTTTATTAAACATCGCTGTGCCTTCCCCTATCAAGAGATCAAAGCCCGCCTCTTTTGTTGCTGACTCTAATCTTGCCCCTGTATTTACCGCATCTCCTATGGCAGTATAATCAAAACGAGACTCACTTCCCATATTTCCTATAACCGCCTCGCCACTGTTAATCCCAATACCTATTGCAATCGGTGGCAATCCTTTTTGCTCAAACTCTTCGTTTAACTCTTTCATGTTCTCTATTATATCTAAAGCACAGTTGACCGCTTTTGTTTCGTGATCCGATTGATCCAGAGGCGCATTGAATATTGCCATCATTGCGTCACCTATGTATTTATCGACCATGCCTTCATTCTTCTGTACCGCTTTTTGTTGTGCAGTTAAGGCTTTATTCATAATGTATGTAACATCTTCTGGTGGTAATGACTCAGACATTGAGGTGAACCCCCTAACATCAGTAAATAAGAAGGTAGCATATCTTTTTTCTCCTCCTAACTTTAATAAACTAGGATTTTTTTGTAATTCTTTAACCTGCCTAGGATCAAGATAATGTTCAAATTGTTTTTTTATTTCTTGCCTAAGCTTGTACTGTTCTCTAAATCTTAAATAAAAAGCAGTAGAACCTGTTATAAATTGTGAAACCAAAGACCATGTAACATCTATTAAAACACCCTGTTGTATAGTCCAATAACCATAATAACCTGTTAGAGACATTACAAAGAAAAATGATACCAAACCCAAGGTTATCCCTAATGCGTTTAACAGAAGCCAAATTAAGGCAACTGTAATAACGAATATACCTACCTCTAAAGCAATCGCATAATCAGGAACATGTGGGCTATTCTGTATTAATACGCTTTCTGCTAATGCTGCTTGTATTTTATGTGGCTCTAAAAGCCTGCCATTTGGAACGGACAATTGAGGCATAATGCCTTTTGCTGTAAATCCCACAAAAACAAACTTGCCCTCAACATCCATTTCTTTTAAATCGGTTTGCGGAGTATCCACCCAACTGATCCATTTCCTACCTAAAGAATCCACCGAAACAGGTGGTAAACCCTTAACTCTTATTTGCTCTAAACCATTTTCATTTGTTTTAATGACATAGGTATCGGCTCCTGCTAGAATCTTCAAAACTTCGGTTCCGTAAGCAGGAACCCAACCATCAGGAGTCCTTAATAATAATGGCAATCTTCTTACTAACGAATCTACTTCTGTTCGTGCAACTGCTATACCTTGAGATGCGCTATCCCTAAGTATTGGGATGTTTTCAACAACACCTGTTGCTTTTATTCCACCCTTGTCATTACCTAAAATGACAGTTCCTATTGTTTGTGGGTATTGATTGTTGTCATGCTCAAACATAGCAAGAATGCTCGGAGCATATGTCAATGCCTTCGCAAACTCTTCATCGCCACCAAAGCGGTCTGGCTGTGGAAAGGCGACTACCCAACCTACACCTATTGCTCCCTTTTCTAATAATTCTATCTGTATTTTTGAGAGTCTTTGCCTAGATAGAGGATAACCGCCCTCTCTAGTTATATCATTTTCTGTGATATTTAAAATAGTAAAATAACCCGAAGGTTCTTTTTCTGGGATCAAAGCGTCAAATGTTTTTAGCTTTAAAACCTGATATAGATCATATTGATTTATTAAAGGCATAACCAATAAGAACAATAGAAAAACAGGAATTAATTTTTTCATTAATCCGCTTGATTAATTGTCAGTGTTTTATTGCAATTAGTGGTGCAGTTGTAATTGACTGTGATTGATTTGTTGGTTGCTCCTGATTGCGTTGCCGTCACATCGTAATCATCGGTATAGAAGTTTAACTTCATATAATGATCGCCACTGCCTGTCTGAGTTATGCTTGCATCGTTGTTGTCGGCTGCTGTACTCGCATATATCTTGGCATAGTGTTCTCCACTCCCCGACTGATTGATTGAGAAGTTTGAGTTATCACCGAATGCTCTAATCTCTCCCTCTTTGTTATCACCCGCCTGTGTGATTTCATATATGTTGTTGTCGCCTTGCATATAGATTTCAGCATCGTTGTTGTTGCCGTTCTGCACAATGTCCATGTCGCTGCCATCATCATCGGCATCTATGTAACCAATGTTATCGTTGCCGTCTTGTTCAATCTTGTATTCATTACCTGTATGAGTAGCAACTTGGCTGTAGGCTTTTGCTGTGTTTGAGGTTCCGTTCTGATCTATATCTATTTCTGCATTGTTACAACTGTGTGTTGTGTAAGTTCCTTCAGATAAACCACACCAAACTTTAGTAGTATTGCTTGTTCCTACTTGGTCAATGTGTATCAAAGAACCACTGCCTTTGGTTCTTATTTCAACGCTGTTGTCTCCCGCATAAACAAAAGAGGACAGACTAATCAGACTGATTAATAATAATCTCATTTTCACCACCCCCGTTTGTTTTAATACTGATTTGTTTTCCAGCAGAAAGTATTTCGATATTATATCCGCCTGACTTATCCAGCTCTAAATCAATGGTATTTTCTACCTGCCTCACCAAAGACAAAACTTCACCTTCAACAAAAGTATATACCTGTGCATCTGAATCAAAGTTGGGAACAATGCCCTCAATCCTTACGCCATCTAACTCTCCAACTCTTTCTTCTTCCTTTCCTAAGCTTTCAATAACTTCTAATAAATCTTGAAGGAAATCTACAGCCAAAAGGTCAATATCTAGTCTTGTTATTTCTTCCTCTAATTCATCTTTGGATAAATCGCTGTCATCATCCAAATCATTTTCTTCTAAAAAATCAGCGTCTAACACATTGCTGGATGAAGCGCTTTGCTCATCAACCGCTTCTTGAACCTCGTTAGGAGGGCTTACAATCAAAAGGTTGTCTATAAAGCCCAAAGACATATTAACCAAAGTCACTGGTTTTGTAGGTGATCTTTCTGCAACGCTAACCATTGTAGCTTGAAAGGGTTGGTTTAAAATTTGTATTCCAGCAAATGTTTCAACAGTAATTGCTCCCGATGTCTTTCCATCTGGATTAGGCAATAAGATAATTAATGATCGACCCAATTCATCAACAGTCGTTGTAAAGTCTGTTCCTCTAATAAAAATTGAAGCAGAAGGCGTTTCAATAGAAATATTTTCTTTGTCTATTTTTCCAAGCGCACCAGTAATAAATCGTGCAGTTCCACTTGCCATTTTAAATGCCATCTTGCTTTTAGATGGATCAGGATCAAATATATATTCGTCAATAATAATCTTAGAGTGTTCTGTAAGCTTTATAATAGAGTCATCGACAAACTTGACAGCAATGCGACCATTGCCTGTCCGTATATCATCATAAGAGAGAATATCCAATTCCAGTTCTGCAAGTAACTTATCTCCTTCTGACTGCCTTAGAATCTCTCCGTTACCACGAAGCTCTGATATTTCTCCTACTTCGCAATATACACAAAATGGCAAAAAAGATAGTATTAACAGCCACTTGTACACTGGTCAATGTCTATCGTTGCATTGCTTGTTGTTGAAGTAATAACTACAACATCTGATACGCTTCCAGTGCTATTTGTCTGGTCTATGTCTATATTGTTGGTACTACCAGTAATATCTGCCGTGATAGAATGATCTGAGTTTCCTGTTTGTGTTGTGTCGATGTCGTTTGAATCTCCATCCACATCCCAATTATTGATACAACCAACCACCTCACATTTTGCATTAAGGTTGTTTGAGTTTCCAGCAATCACAATGTCTTGATTACCAGCAGTTGCCGTTGCATCTGCGCCTTGTGTAAAGATTACTGTGTTGGAATCACCTGTTGCAGCATAATCAAAATCAGTATTGGCTACATCTCCTGTTGCACCAAGAGCTAAAGTCGTGGTATTTGAGTCACCAGTCGTTGAGGCAGTAAATGAGGCACTGTTACCTTGAGCCACAGAAGCAGCCATTGTATTGCTATCACCCACTTGGTCGATATCAACAGTCATAGAGGTTCCACTGAATGTTGCTCTCGTTTGAGAGGTTCCTACAACATTGGTATCACCAATTTGGTCAATATTCATAGTTAATCCTGTACCAGATTGCGTGATATAAATATCATTATTCCCAGCGAAAACACCAGAAACGACAAAAAGTAAGATTAAGCTAACTAATTTCTTCATTATTAAAGTCCCATAATTTTTCTTTAATTCCTATTTGAACTAAGTTATAAACCGCTTCTTCAATAGCAACCTTTGTTGCATATCCCATTGCTTCGTTCTCACTATAGCCCGTTTCTAGCTCGACCAGCTCAGTTCCCATTTCAATGAATCGGAAAATATCTCTACTTACGCCAGCACTAATAACTGTTTTAGAAACCATTGTGTTTAAAATTACTTCTCCTGTTTGAACCAATATTGCTCTAAGTGAAACAGTAATCTCATCTTTTCTCCATTGATTGTTTGATCCAATGCCTAAGTATCTTGCGCCATTACCTCCAGTGCCTATATTTGTATCATATTGAATAATTGCGCCCTCAATAATAATCCCAGCAAACAATAATGGTTTAAGGGTATTACCATTTTCTCCATCGTAAGTTTGCCTTGTACTCTTGATAAGCTGCCTTTCTTTGGTTAAGGCATCTAGGTTATTTCGCTCTACAACAACAAACCAATTTCCTTTGCCCGCACTCCTTAAAGAGTCAATTAAATAATGGTCAGCGCCCTGTGTAACGGCTGTACTAAACAAAGCCATCTTCTGTGAACTCTTCCGTTGCCCTGTTAAATCTTGAAACTTATAAACAGCAATTACTGCTTTTTGATTTGGAGGGGGTAAATTAACTAACTTTTTATGTGTTGGATGGACAATCTTTGCTTCTTCAACACATTCTAAAAAACTAGCACACCCTGTATGCCCCACAGGAGCAAAACTTGCACAGCTATAAAGCAGTGGCAATAAAAAAATTAAATACCACATTCGCCAGAACATACGCCCAATATCCCTACTGGAATAATAATCTCAGTTATTGTCCCGTTCTCATCAATAACAATAAGCGTTATATTAATTCCATCATTAATAAACCTTATGGTGCTGCCTTCTAGTTCAAACTCTCCACCTGTTCCTCCTTTTTCAGAATCAAACAAAGATTCAGCGATGTCTCTTGAGAGTTGTGAATAAATTCTGGATTCTAGGTTTCTCAAGAACTTGGCAAGCGTGGTGTTATCCGCCTCTCTTTCCGCCTCTTTTAAGGCATCTTCAACGTCTTGAGCAATTTCATCTCGTCTGGTCTTTTCTTGTTCATCAATGGTTAAATAGTGTGACGATGTGCCAATACCACTAAAACTAGGGCTTTTGAATTGGTGAACAATTTCGTCTGATATTACATTTGGAGATAAAAACAAAAAAACATATAACCAAAAGTTATTTATTCTTCTTTTCATTTTCCCTCATCTGTAAAACAGTATTTACTTTTTGTTGCAATCTTATCATGTCATTATCTAGCATTCTTATTTGGTCAATCAGCTTGATGATAGTAATGTGCATATCTTTAATGGTTGGATTAATGACCTTTGTGATTGTAACCCAAACATAATAAACAAAATAACCTAGACCAACCATCGCCACAATAGGGAACCCAAAATCGGATATCAGCTTTACAATGTCCATCAGTCTCTTCTGGCATCAATGGTCCCATCTTCTACAAAGTTTTCAGTTCTAGCTATTCTGTCAAGATCGGGAGTCAACTCCAAAGCTGAACTGACGCTAGTATCCAGTCGGATTATATCGTTATTAATGGTTTTAACCCTTGTTATAAGACTTTGGGTAAAGCCTTTGAGGGTATTGATTTGATTAACCACACCGCCCATAATTTGTTTCATAATGATAAATATGAAGGCTCCTGCAACCAATGCCCCTGCAATGGGAGCGCCAACTTCTGCAATTAGAACAAATACATCATTCATAAGGAGAGGGATCGAAAAGCCCTTTAGCTATCAATGTTTGTCTATTTAATATGTGTTCTTTTTCTATTTCTTCTTTGCTCTGTCCGTAGTATTCAACTGCAAGAAAATTATCAATTAAAGATTGATTGATATTTGTATCTTCAACATGAAGCTCTCCCAATATACGACCAAACTTTCCTTTCTTGTCTTTTTTCGTTTTAATGATTACATCGCCTTTTTCAAGGGCATCAACTAAAAAATCCTTACTCATTAATCCTCTAGCTTTTTCATCCTTGTCTCTAGTTCGAGATTCTGGAGTGTCAATGCCATACATTCGGACTCTTACCTTATGTAATATAGAAAATCCACAATCAATAATGACATCGACTGTATCGCCATCTACGACCCTAGTTACTTCGCAGTTATATTCAAACATTATTTGTCTTTTGCTTTTCCAATATTTAAAGCACACATATCAACAAACTTATAAAGCTTGCCGATCCAAACATCGTCTTTGGGAGTGGGTGTACAGGCAGCGACAATGCTGCTTACTGTAATAATTGTCATACATATAGCGATTATATTTGCAATGATTTCCATAGTTATATTCCTTTGTTATTAATAAATTATGTGCCAAATAGTATTGATGCCATGCCGATCACCAAAGTAATCAGTGTAGCCACTATAAAATGTTCCAGTCGTTTAACCCTGTTAATAACCTCTAACCAACGCTCTGCACTAACAGCCATGTGGCTTTCTATTTTGGCGTTGACTTGGGCTATAGTGAGCTTGCTCATGCTGCTTCTTCAACTTCCCAACAATTAAGGTTGGAAGCCACTGTTCGTCTTTCTCCCTCACCTCTAAATGGGTAAACCATGTGAGACAACCAAGCTGGAAATAAATACAACTTTCCAACTTCGGGCTGTACTTCAAAACTTTGTGGCGGTCTTAATCGTTCTACATTCATTATTTCGTTGCGACCATAGTTAAATGCTAGATATCCATCACACACACCAGACGATTCGTATTTGTTATACATAGGACTTCCAGCAGTTGGTTGATCCAGTATCTGTTGCGGTACTTTTGTCCAACAAGCCGTTGATATGCCCATAATCGTTTTAGTGCCATGATCGTGTATTGGGTTGTAGTCCCCTGCATAACTATGCACCGACCACGTTTCATCTATGGCTACTTGCCTATTCTTTTTAAGACTACTGCCTGTGCTTTTCATAAAATGATTAATATACTGCGCACCCAAACTGGTCACAAACTTAGCATACTGCCTAACCTTCTCATGCTCTGGGTCCATGTTTAATTGTTCGCCACGAGCAATCTGACCTACAAGCGTACCTGCCAAAGACTCTTTATCGTCTTGTTCTCTAAGATCGTCAAGATAGGTATTTAAGTCCTCAACCATGCCGTCTGGCATACGAGTCTCTAATACAAATACCGCAGGCATATTCCAGATATTGACATTAATATCTGTCTCTTCGACAGGTTTTGCCTTCTTCTTAGCCATTTCTAGCTAGGAATTACATAATCAGGATCAGGCACAGGATTGTCAGGCGGATTGGTAATCACGCTGTCGTACTGACTGGCGAATATATCATCCCACTGACTTGTCGGGCAAAGTGCGGTCAATTGTGCCAATGTCCATGAGCCTTCCGCTTTAGGCGTAAAGTTCACTGTACCATCAGCAGCAGTCGCTGGAATTGACGCATTAAAAGACGAAGTATAGTAAGTGGCATCTGCCCCTTCCTCGTATTTCATCGTAAAATCCCATTTCTGGACTTTGCTGGACTTGTTGTAGGGAACGGCTCCTGTTAAAGTTTTAGTTACTGCCATTTTTTATTCCTCGTTATTGTTTAATTGTTGTTTTAATTGCTCGACTTCTGCCGAGAGTTCTTGGATTGCTTTAATGAGTGGTATTACAAACATTTCTCTTGAAATATTTTGCATACCATCATCGTCTTCAGACCAACCAGCAAAAGTATCTACCCCTGCGGTATCTAAAGCTGCTTTAACTTCTTGAGCCAACATACCGTGCATAACTACTTCGGTGTCTTTTTGGTTTTCTTCGTTATAGTCATTAAATTCTTCTGGAATTTCATTTGACGGTTTCCAACGATAGGTAATTGTTTTTAAATCATTAATAAAGTTTAAACCAAGCGTATCCTCTTTAATGTCTTGTTTAATTCTTTCATCTGATGATCTTGCCCAATTAGCATCTGAAGTAAACTGATTAGAAACAACATTACTGGCTTTGCCAAATTTAAAGTAATCGCCTTGTCCTGTAATGGGTCCTATAGTAATTGAAGATGCTGAATC